AATCTCGATATCGTTCCCATAGAGATCATCATTCTGATCACACCAGGTTGTAAAGTCAATCTCATGCTCCATATCTTCATCAATCGGAAAGTCTGAGTCCATAAACCAATTGTCGGCAGAACCGAAGAACCAATCTGAATTCATTCTTCTTCCTCTCTTTGTCTTTTTCTTATTTCTCGCGCCGCCAACCAAAATTGCTTTTGAAATTCTTTTTGTCTTTTTGTTCGTGTCATTCAAAATCCTCCAGGGTAGTTTGACCTGGATCATCTCCAGCTACTTTTAGATCGAGATACAACTTTTGAAAGCATTCGGCGCAAATATCATAATTGAGAGAAAAGACATCCTTCTCACATTCAGGAATAGCGCAGATCATATCTTTCTCTCCTGGGCGAGTAGATGATGCTCGTCTTGAATTTCTTCTGGAAGATATTTGACTCTCTTTTCCATCATTCCAGAGAATAAACGACGCATATTCTTCACAGCTGTAAAACATCGCTTCTTCTCAACATCATCATAAAACGGTCGGTTGACACCGGCACTTAGCGACATATTGTTCATGTTCTGCTCGTAGCATATCTGATTTAGAATTAGATACTCTGCGTGTCTTACTGATCGGACTCGATCATCTTTCAATTGACTCGCCTCGGATTACAGCTTCATATCGCTCAATCATTCTTGTTAACTTAGCTTCTAACTGTCGATTCTCTCGCATGAGTGATCCTATCTTCTTGTTCTGTGCCTTGAACCGCTCTGACTCTGCTGAATGCTCCAGGATGAGGTTAGAGAGTATTGCTGATCTCTTTCCCTTCTTCCATTGTCGATAAACCATTTCTGCTTCAATTGTAATACTGCTGCTTATTGCTCCCATGAGCCTCGGAGATGGGTTCCAATAATAATATTATTCATTAATTCACCCCACCGCCAAAACACATCAAATATTATTATTTGATGTATTCGCAATAGCCTGCCGACAGGACAGTATGTCCCCGACAAGGTCGGTAATTAAGGAATGGGGGTGGGCTCAGTGAGATGAGAAGATGTCCAGGGTTGTTATGGGACGGGAAACAGGGTTAAAGTGCCGATGGGGGTTCGATGTAGATATGATATCGAGCCTCTATATTGGATTCGGAATAATGATAGTTCTTTTACTGGCTGTAATCGTGCTACTGCTCTCAATAGGACAGAGAATAGAAGCGGTTTTGGCGGCTGGATTGAATGAAATAGATCACAAATTAGCCGAAGCCATAGCTTCAGTAATTGAAAAAGTGCCAGGTTTTAGTGAAGAAGGACAGGAATTCAACCCAATTCAAGCTGCAATTGCTCAATTAATTGGGAATATGGTCGAACAAAACTCAAACGTGATCCCGACCAGGGTGATCGAGCGGGATTCTGCTGGATTATTCACTGACAAATCGGATTGAGGGTCTTAGTAATAGGCAGACTAACATTCGAACAGGATATGGCAAGACGAAAATCTAAGGCAACACGCCGAAGATCACCAAAAATGATGAGTTTAATTAATATCGCAGAGAGCTACGCTTATGCGACCATTTTAACAGAAGGATTGATGGGAACTTCTCCTGTTGGCGTTATTACTGGTGCTTCAGATATTAAAGCCATACAATCATCTGCATCGGGATCAAGAAGCATGGTGTCTGATTATTCAACCTATTCTGGAACTGAAGAAATTAGTTTGGCCGATCTTGTAGCTTCTCCTGATGTTGCATTCTCACAGATCAACTCTAACATGATGTCAAACTGGCAAGCCATGGCGATTCAATCCCTAACTGTCGGTTTAACTTTCAAATTTGGTAAAAAATTATTGCGCCGACCGGTAGCTAATGTAAATCGCAATATCTTCAAGCCCCTGGGCATGGGAGTAAAACTCTGAGGTGATTATTTATGGCAACAAATACAGTTAATGGAGTACTAGTTTGCTCAGACGGAACCAACGTTCCCCTCAAAGCAGAATTATTAGAGGGTACGGAAGCCAACCTGACCACAGACACGGCGTACACCGTAACAGCTCAGAACGTAGGAGACTACGCTTTGGGCAAGGTTGTGACCTCGGGACTAATTACAAGCGATAACGGGATCGCATACGCTTACATTCTTCGTCAGGGTTTGGTTGCAGCCCTCATCCCTGTCGGAATAAAGGGTGCAGCATATCAGGCATCACCGTTCTGCGCTCCCTTTAGACTTCAGGCCGGAGATATCGTCCGATGTATGAATAGCACTGCGGCTTCACGCCTGGCAGCTCTTTCTTACTACACCAATCGCGGCGTGTCCAGAATCGCAACTGTCACAGTCAGTGGCGGCGCAACAAATTCTCTAATCGATTTACAAACTGGAAATTCAATTGGTGATACAATCCAGGGACAAATGATTACAAAAGCCGCTTTCAATAGCGTTGATGGTGCTAAGATTGAAACTCAGGGTGCTTTCATTGTAAACTCAAAAGGAAACGTCGTTGGATCAGTACCAGCAGTTAATCCCTCTGTATCTCAACCAGTCTTCCAGGATTATCGCATCCCAGTCGAATTAAATTTCCAGGCTCAATTCTTGACTAACGCTTGAAGGTGATCCAGTGAAGAAGTCCACTGAAAGAAAACGCATCAAGCGCATGAGAACCGATGCTCGATTGTTATTTGTGCATGGTCTGATCAGCGCACCGACAGTCACATCGTTCAACAAAGCTCTTTCAACAGCAGAGAAGAAGCTATGAGGTGCTAATATGCCACTACCAAACGCTGAGAAGCAATCCCCCAGGGTCTACAAGATTCTAAAAACCAAAACTCTGGACTCTGAAGCTCCGAATTCACTAACTCAAGCAGAGATCGCTTCCGTTGGTAATCCTCTGAGCGTGGAAGAACTGAACGAGGACGAGCTAAGACGGCTTGTCCTGGTAAACTTAGCTCGTTTAACATGCAAACAAGAATGGGCGGGGCTACTGTGAGTCTTCCAGATGCTACACGATCGGATCGTGTATATCCTTTACTTCAGAACTTAGATCTCGAGAACCTGGCGTTTGCTACAATGCAGGGTGTAGGAAATTCCCTGGCTATTGAGGAAATGAACGAGGACGAGCTGCGAAGGTTAGTCCTGGTTAACTTAGCTCGTCTAACTGTATCAGGTGAATGGAACGGGTTGCTTACTGCTGCGTCTGCTGGTGCCTTCAATGCGGAACTGACACCTATCGGCACTTCTGGTAATACTCGATACTTGGTTGCTACTTCTCCGCCCTGGGGCGTGGTCGACAATGTCAGTGAGGCGACCCTAGTTAGTATGGACAAACCGTTTGCCTTTCCTTTTCTAGCCCCTGAAAGCGGTGACATATCAGAAATAGGCGTTAGGGTTTCGACTTCTCACGCCTCTAATGTGTACGTAGCGATCTATTCCGATGATAGCGGAACGCCTACGAGTCGTCTAGGTTATGCTACGATAGATGTCAGCTCGACAGGGAATATATATCAGACATCAATAACCGGAACGATCACCCTGGTCAAAGGCACTCAATATTGGTATTCAATAAATGTAGATCAATCTTCAACTGGTAAATTAAATGCGTGTAATTATAAATACGTGGGAAGTATTGCGATTGGCGACGCACTAAGCGATGTTATTTCAGCAGTAAAAGACAACGCCGTTTCATCCTATGCAGTACCACCGGCAACCTTCACAAATTCATTTGGGTATAGCGGATTTAATCGACCAATCATTTCTCTGAAGGTGGCGTGATGGAACGACGCGAAGCAATTTATGACGGTGCTGAATTAGTGAGCGAAACATTTCTTGAGGTTTCCTGGGAACAACTTCGTTCTAACAGAGATGCAGAGCTTGTTCAAACTGATCCCTGGGCGTTGAGTGATCGCACTATGAGCCAGGAGCAAATTGACTACCGAGAATTTCTTCGAGATTTACCAGGGGATCATGATTCAGCAAATGAAGCTGCGGATGCCTGGGCGGCGTATGACAAACCGGAATGATCGGAATGCCTAAGCCAAAGCCCGACAACATCATTCGACACGAGATTGTCCTGGGTCGAACTGAGAGAGCTATGCTTGATCCAATCGTCGCATCACTGTCATTCAAGAATATGGCGGAACCTATTGTTGAGATTCTCAAAGATGCAACCGCGCTCTTTGCCCTCGCTGGAATCTTAGAAGCTGCGGGCGTCATTGATTATATCCCCAACGATTTGAAGCAGGAGATTATTGACGGACTCTATGAAACGGTTGACGAGGCGGTAGCAGCAATCGAACATCAAGTGGCCGTTGAGTTAGGGGATTCCACCGTTGGCAAAGGATTCAAGGTATTCACTAATGTTTGGGCGTGGACCGTGATTCAAGGAAACAAGCTCCAGAAATTAAACCCTCTATCTTAGCAAACGCACCCATGAGGGACAACGCCACACATCAAGCAACACTCAACAATCTCGATATCGTTCCCATAGAGATCATCATTCTGATCACACCAGGTTGTAAAGTCAATCTCATGCTCCATATCTTCATCAATCGGAAAGTCTGAGTCCATAAACCAATTGTCGGCAGAACCGAAGAACCAATCTGAATTCATCTGAATTCATATCAAACAGCCAGGGCGAAGGGGGCAAAAAACCCCCATTTTAGAAGAATTAGGAAAAAATGAACATAAAAGCGTCATTTTAACACCTTTGATTTATGTAATAATTTTTCAGAAACTTTGTCCATAATGCGGTTTATTCTTTCTTCTTCATTTGTTGTGTAGGACTCACTCGCTGCCATCCGAATTATATGCTTAATTTCTGCGTTGAAAAATAATTGGCGGGATAATTCTTGATATATTTTTTTCGTTATTTCTCTTTCATTCATATTTTTCTCTCCTGGGCGAGTAGATGATGCTCGTCTTGAATTTCTTCTGGAAGATATTTTACTCTCTTTTCCATCATTCCAGAGAATAAACGGCGCATATTCTTCACAGCTGTAAAACATCGCTTCTTCTCAACATCATCATAAAACGGTCGGTTGACACCGGCACTTAGCGACATATTGTTCATGTTCTGCTCGTAGCATATCTGATTTAGAATTAGATACTCTGCGT